GTCCCAATAACAAAGTCTAAAGTATTATCAGCATCATCATAAGAAACTGTAATTCCGGTTTCTGTATTTGAAGATACCATAGCACCCACAGTATCAGAAATAGTTTCTGCTAAAGTTACACCATTTATAGTTATAGCATCTGCTTCAAGAGTTCCATCAACATCAACATCACCTGATACATCCAAACTAACAGCATCAACTTCACCAGCTACAGTTAATACACCATCAGCTAATGTCATTAAGTCTGTATCATCAGTATGTCCAATGTTTGTGCCATTTATAATAACATTATCAACAGTTAAAGTTGTAAGTGTGCCAAGACTTGTAATATTTGATTGAGCTGCACCTGTTACTGTTGCTGCTGTTCCAGAAACATTACCTGTAACATTCCCTGTTAATGGACCGGCAAAAGCATCAGCTGTAACTGTGCCATCAAAAAATGCATCTTTAAATTCTAAACTAGATGTACCTAAGTCAATATCATTATTAGTAACTGGCACTAAAGCACCATCCTGTAATTTTATCTGATCGGCACCAGCTGCTCTAAATATGATATTGTTATCTGTGGCAAAATCTATATCATTGTCGGCATCTCTACCAATAACTAAACTTGTATTTAGTAAAGATGATATTGTTGTTTGTGAAGAACCAAGCACAAAATCAAGTGTATTATCACCATCCTCAAAACTAACAGAAATACCTGTTTCAGTATTAGAACTTACCATACCCCCGACAGCATCAGTAATGACTTCATTTAAAGTCGCACCATTTACTGTAATAGCATCTGCCTCTAATGTACCATCTATATCAGCATCACCAGATATGTCTAAAGAACCAGCATCTAGTTCTCCTGTTAATGTAACATTTCTAAAACTTCCAATATCTTTATTGCTATCTACTACTACTGCTTTAGAAGCTGCAACAGTTCCTGCTGTAACTCCATCAATAGTTTCGAGTTCTGCCTCACTAATATCTGCTGAACCAATAACAAAACTTGTACCTGTAATTGTTGTACCTGTAATAGCTGCTGCACTTGAGCCACCTATTATTGCTCCATCAACAGTACCACCATTTATGTCTGCAGTATCAGCCACTAGGCTATCAATATTGGCAGTACCATCAATGAATAAGTCTTTAAATTCTAAACTAGATGTCCCTAAATCAATGTCGTTATCTGTTATAGGAACTATAGCTCCATCTTGTATTCTTAATTGTTGTACTGAAGAGGATGATACCTCTACATAAAATTCTATATGATTGTTTGATGTATCTATTAATACTTTGTTGTTTGGGGAAGTTTCTCCAGCATCTCCTATAAGGCCTATAACTGGACCTTCACCAGTTGTACCATCATGTTTGTGTCCTGTTGAATTATTAAAAGCACTAACTAATTGATTAAATTCATTATTAAATAATGCTGCTGTAATCGTATCTCCGTCTACGAATGTACTTTGTCTTGTATAACTTGCCATTTTAAATTATCTCCTTCCTGATGGTATAAAGTCTATGTAAAATCCATTAATCGTATATGGATGTCTTGTATCATCACTAATGAATGTAAAATTGTTACTATGACCACTTCCTTGCAAAGGTATTCTAATCATAGGATTTTCTGCACCTCCAAAAACAGTAGTATTAAATACTGCTTCTCCAAATAAAGCTGCTGGATTTATACTGCCTAAATCAAAATCTGATGCTGGTTGAGGTACATCTAAACTACTGTAATCAAATCTTACTCTAAGATCAGGCTGAACAACTCCTTCTGCATTTGCTGAGACTTTAATGAAATGTAGAGTCTTTAAAGTTCCTAAATCTCCATAATCATAATCAGGAGTTTCAAATCTAGCTAAAATATTTTCACCATCAAAGTCATTTCCATTATCATGTAAATATACAAATCCAGCTGTTGAGCCATGGTAGTATTGTTCAATACCATTATTGTCAAATCCAGAACCTATTTCAGTTACTTCAAGTCCTCTTGTTTCAGACCATTGAAATCCATTAGGTCTTAGTGTTCCTATTATTCCTCTTTGTTGATTAGCATTTATAGAAGTATTTGTATAAAATAATCTGTATTGAGATTTCTCTCGAATAACTATACTTGTTATGACAAAATTATTTAAATTTTCTGCTAGTTCTGCCACAATAGGTTGGATGTTTGCAGAAACTGTTCCTAACTCAATATCTCCAATTCTTGCTGTACCTGCAACAGTTCTAAAACCATCAGGAGCTAAAAATATTAAGTCACCACCAATCTCTTGAATACTATAACCACTTAAACATCCTACATTCTTTGTAACTGGAACTACTGCTATATTGCTTGAATCTTCTATATTTACTAATTTAAAAATACTATTTCTACAAAATATAAATAATTCGTTCCTGAAACTTTTTATCCCTACAATTTGATCTTCTAATACTATGCTTCCAGAACCTGAACTACTAAAGTCTGTAGGATCAATAGTACTTCTATTAGTTCCTGAAACTGCACTAAAAAATATAGTGTTTAAATTGTCTTCTACTCCAGCTGCTATTAAATGTTTATTATGTAAAGCTATAAACTTTACATGTTTAGAACTTGTTACATCAACTTCTTCTGAAAAAAAAGTTCTAGAAGTTAATATACCGGTGCCTTCCATTCTAAAGCTATAAATTTTATTAGCTCCATCTGCCATAAATACAGTCCCATAATCAGATGTAGCTGTGTCAAATAAAGCAAATTGCACTTGCCCTTGACTTGTTCTATTTAAAACACTTCTACCAGTAAAAGTAGTATGATTATCTCCACTTGATGCTACTGAGCTTCTGTTTATTTGTAACCAACTTGTTCCTGTATTGCTAAAATAAATATCATCACTTACACAAGCTATAACTCCATCTGCATACGGAAAAACACCTAAAATTGTGTCATTAGAACCTGAAGGTTGTACTGCACTAGAGCCACCAAATTTTGAAAAACCATTTATTCTTCTATAACCACCTTCAATAGAAACTTCAAAATTTTTTAAATCCCTTGCAACACCGGGACTTTTTAACAAATTAATCATGTTAGAGGATTCTACTAATCCACCATCACATGCTACTGTATAAGGTTGCGATCTAGCCATAATTAAAAATAATTCCTATCATCTGTCATAAACTTTGGAGCAGGATTAATTAAGTTTGATTTCATATACTTCATAGATTTTTTATAGTCCTCTAAAGCAAAAGCTGCCTGTTGAGGAGATTCTTTAAACTGCCAGATATAGTATCTTGATCTTGAAGTTATGACATTACTGTATTGTTCTGGTAATGCTATTGTATCGTCATGAGCTGATAAAGCTGTAGGTTTTGTAAAAGCATAAAAATGAACATTGTAAACTTTGTCTGGTATAGGACTTAAACCAAATTTTCTGTTATCTGGAGACTTAATTACAAATCTAGGCTCACCAAACTTTTGACTATTAGCATCATCTTCATTTTCATTGTCTCTATAGTATCTTCGCCATTCATTTAAATTTACGAATCTTAAGCCCTTTGAAACAAAAGGAGCTGATTCTCCTGAAACATTTATAGTTGTTATGTAAAAATCATCCCAATCTATAGAAGCAAAGTCTGTTGTAATACTAGAACTATCTGATTTTAATAAGTACCATCTAGTTCCTGCTACAGTTGCTACAGTTGTATTACCATAAAAAGGGTCTGTGCTGCCACTAAGTCCAGCAGAAAAGAATGGTAGTTGTGGTTCTTGATTAGCAATATCAAATATTGATTTGTTAATTGCATCTTTTACAAACTTTTGAATACCTACAGCATCACTAAAATTAGCAGATGTTAAAGGTAATTCATTAAGTTCTCTTAAAAGTTCATTAGTTAAATCTAAATAAGTTGTAGACATCTCCTCTCCCCAGAGTAAATTTTATTATTGTTTGTTTATTTATTTATTTTAAAAACTTCTTTGTTTTCTACTGGCATTAAACTTTCGTTATACCCAGCTTTATCTCTACACATATTTTCTTTACCATTAATATCTTCATAATCTTGCATAGAGTTGTCTTTATATTCTTTTGGATTTTCCATAATTTTTCCTTAAAAAAAGAAGAGGAGTCCGAAGACTCCCCTAATACTATTAGTCAATAGTGTAAAAAGCTGAAACTAATGCTTCAGGTCTTAGTACTTTTGTACCAAACACATGCAATCCTCTTACAATATCACCAAATGAATCTGGGTCCCTTAGAACCTCAGTTGATATAATTGTTTGAGCAGTTGCTGTAGATGAAATATGTCCAGCTAATACTTTACCACTACATGTAGATGTAGCAGCAACATTATTAGATTTGTACATATTAAATCCTCTTAATGCTCCACTAGAAACTAAACCATTTCTAATAGAACCTTGACCTGCATTAAAGTCAACACTTAATAACTTTGAGCTAGATTGAGATAGTTGCTCATAAAAACTTGGAGGAGCAACAAACCATCTACCTTCTTCAGGTACATTTTGCTCGTCAAGTAATCTAGCCATAAAAGCCATAACATCTAAAGGATCAATTCCTGTTCCATCAGAACCTAAAAGGTCGATAGAATTAGAACCACCCTGATGTTGACCCATATTTTGAGATGCAGAAGCTGCATCAGCACCTATAATATGGTCTGGGCTTGAAGATGAAACACCACTAAACATGGATGCTAATACTGAAGAGTCAAAAGAGTCTCTTAAAGCATAAGCTGCTGATGATGTTGCAACTTCTTTAAAGTTTACATGTGACATTTTCTGTTCAATATCATCTACGATGAATTTGAAAGCATTTGCTGAGTCAACGACTAGAGATGTCTCTTGGTCTGTTAACTTTGTCGCTGTTGGGTCACTACCTCTGGTGTAGCTTGAAACACTAATTTCTGGTTCTTTAATGATAAGAACAGAATCACCGAAGTTAGAGATTTCTCCTGAGTAGTCTGTATTTGTAATAGCTTCCACTACACTTGCTTTTCTGAAAAAGTTTAAAACTTTAGCAGAATAAATTGCAGGTAAGAAAAAACTATTAGCCTGACCACTTACGGAGTTCCCAAAGTTTGCATTTGTATCTGGACTAGGTTCAAAATACTGTGCCATTTTTATTCTCCTTGGTTAAATTAAAGTTTATTTACTAATTCTTCCTTCATCCCAAGCTTTGTCAATTTCTTTTTCAAGCCTATTGAACTCGTCTGGAGACAAATTCAGAATCTCCTTTTGTGTCCAAATCTTTTGTTGTTGTGGCTCGATTTGTGTCGTTTTAGTAGACACTATATCTGCAGCCGAAACATTAGATTCTGGACCTGCAGATGGCTTTGTTTTAACTCCTATGTCTGATTTAAATAAATCTATAGCTCTACTTGCAGCCTCTGGATCATTTGAATTTTTGTAAATCCAATTTTGAATAGATTGAGGCTGAGACTTGGCCCATTCATGAAAGGTATCGCTGTTTCTAATATCATCAAAATCAGGATGCCTAGACTTCAAAGCTTTTTCTGAATCAAGTCTTACTAACTCTTGCTCTCGTTGTTGTAAAAGTTTTATCTTTTCTTCTAACTGTGCTGCTCGGCTTTCGCTTTGCATGTTAGCAACTGTTTCTACTACATCATAAACATCAGGATATTTTTGTTTAAACTCATCTAGTTCTTCTTGAGATTTAGGAGGGTTGTATTTTATTTTGCCCTCATTAGCTTGTTCTATTAGTTCAAGCTCTCTCTGTTTGAACTCATTAAGCTTACTATCGTAATGCTTTTTTAAATCATCATATCGTTTTTTATAGTTGGGTCGCTTATAAGTTTGATCACCTTGAGCTGTTTCTTCTTTAACTTCTAATTCTTCATTTACCCCATCTTCATTAACATTTTCATTATTATTTTCAGGGTCTGCAAAGTAAAGACTCTCAGAGGAAACAAAAGGTTTATCTTCTCCTTCGTGCCAACTTTTTTTTAAATTATAAGGGTTTGCCTTATCTTCTTTTTTAGCCATCTTATTCTCCTATTAAGTGCTTTAACAATCTCACAAGGTAGCTGCTGTACTTGCAGGGCTTGTCTTGTAAAGGTCGCCTTTCGGTTAATTAACTTCTGACATGTTGTTGATTAGGATCAAGCATCATTCTTTTTTTGATTTCGTCTGCAACTAAATCTTTTTCCTCTTGCATAGATGCTTGAGGTCCGACAGTTTCTTTACGAACTCGTATTTCCTGAACTTCAGGTTCTGATGCTATTTCCTCTTCAACTTCACCACCAGATTGCATATTTTTTCTCTTATATGCATCTTCGGCATCTTTCATCATTTTTTCTAGATTTTCAACACCGATTTCCTTAACTGCATTCGCAGTAAAGACAAATTCTCCATCCGATAACCTTGCAGGTATCGAATCAGAGACTCCTGTGCCGGGTCCTTCGACTTCTCCGGCTCCAGTAAACTCAGAAGCTTTTTCAATCACTTTGTCAAATATCATACTTAACTCCGGATTGGCTTCCAGTTGTTCCATTAACATAGACTCTTCTTTGTCGGATAGAGCTTCATCTATCACAAAGTCTACAAATTGTTCTTCCATTTTTTCATCAGGCACCATTTCACCACCTTCTGATTTATTTACTCTATCTACTTCTTCTAATTGTATGCTATGTCTTAATCTTTCAATTTGATCTTCTAACAAAACTCTTTCTTTTTGATTTAATTTTTCAAAATCAGAATCATAAATAGAATTTAATACTTTTAATTGTTCTTCTTTTTCTTCTATAGTTTTTGGTTCTTTAGTTATATCACTTGCTTTTTTTGTAGGTTTATCTTTAGGTTTTACTTTTGCTAAAAGTTTACTTATAATTCCACCTATCCCATATCTTTCTCTATCATCTTCTAAAATACCACCTGAATATTTTTCTTCTCTAGACTCTTCTTCAACACTTTCAACATTACCCATATCATCAATTTTTTGTTCTGGTATAAGCTTTACTAACTCTTGTAAAAATTGTTCTGGTCTTACTTCATAAGCATCAGCAGGTGATATATGAAAAGGTAAAGGATCATCAATCTTGTATTCCTCTGGCATTTCTTTACCTTCTAATAAAGATGTGTAAAGTTCTAATCTTTTATCTTTTGGGATATATTCTCTAATACTTCTTTGAGCTAACTCAGCATTTCTTACTGCTGCTCCCTCTGTTGCTTCAGCTATGGTAAGCATATCTTCATCTTCATCTGACATTTTTTTATCAGATTCTGATACAGATTCTCCTTCAGCATAACTCATTCTACTTAATAGACCTCCACTCATTTTTTGATCTCTCATAGATTCTTCTATAGCCATACCTCTTTTCTTTTCATAAGAGGATAATTTACCATCTTTATCTAAGTCTGCTAATTCTGGATTTAATAAACTTTTCATATTTGTTCCTTTCTATTCAGGGCTTCCTTCACCCTCTGGGGAAGCTCCTCTAGGTGTGCCAGTAAACTGAGTTTCCCCTGCAACCGATACATCTCCTGATCTGATCGACATACCACCAAGGCCTGTAGGTCCTTCTCCCTCTCCTTGATTAGGAACTCTAGGATCGATC